CTTCCATGTCAAATTCTGCGATTAGCGAATTCGAATTGATGGAACTTTGGCTGGAATCCGGCGGGCGCCGGTGGGGTGCGATCGGACGGACGAGGTACGCGGATGGTGAGAGGACGTAAGCCGGTTCCGACGCATCTCAGGGTGTTGCGCGGCAATCCTGGGCAGCGTCGGCTGCATCCCGAGATCGAGCCTGACATTGCGGCGGACATCCCTGAGCCGCCGGAATTTCTGATGCCTGTTGCCAAGGACGAGTGGCGCCGCATTGTCGTCGAACTCCATCGTCTGGGCTTGTTGACGCTGGTCGACGAGCGGCCATTCGCGGCCTACTGCCAGGCCTACGGGCGCTGGGTTGCGGCGGAAAAATTAATTGCCAGGATGGCTGCGGACGAACCGCTTACGGGCGGCTTGATGATTGAGAACACCCGCGGCACTGCGATCACAAATCCGTTGGTTGTGATTGCTAAACATGCCGCCAGCGACATGGTGAAATATGCCGCCGAGTTTGGATTTACCCCATCCGCCCGGGCTCGTGTTGCCGCCGGAGCTGAAGCCGCCAGACCGAAGTTTGCCGGACTTATCGGCGGACGTGAAAGTAACGCCGAGCGGAAAGCGGCGCGCCGCGCGGGTTATCAAGTTCATCGAAACCCTGACAGTGCCGAGCGGAAAGGGACAGGGGAAGCGGTTCAAGCTGGCGGCGTTTCAGAAGGCGTGGATCAGGGACATCTACGAGCCGCATCGCAACGGCCGCCGGGTGGTGCGCCGAGCGATCCTGTCCATTGGTCGGAAGAATGGGAAGACCGCCCTGATCGCGGCCTTGGCCTTGGCGCATCTGATCGGGCCGGAAGCGATCCCGAACGGTGAGATCTACAGCGCGGCGAACGATCGCGACCAGGCGGCGATCGTGTTCAAGTTCGCCCGCCAGATCGTCGAGCTCGAGCCTGAGCTGATGACGGTGGTCGACGTGGTGCCGTCGACCAAGACCATGGTAGCGCGGCCGACCGGCTCGATCTACCGGGCGGTGTCGGCGGAAGCGGGAACGAAGCACGGCTACCTGCCGAGCCTGGTGATCTACGACGAGCTGGCGCAAGCGAAGAGCCGCGATCTCTACGACGTGCTCGACACGTCGTTTGGCGCCCGCGATGAGCCGCTGTTCGTCACTATCAGCACGCAGTCGAACGATCCCGAGCACATCCTTTCGAAGCTGATCGACGACGGGCTGGCGAAGACCGATCCGGCGATTGTCTGCCACCTGTACGCCGCGGACGAAGATTGCGCGCTCGACGACGAGGCGCAGTGGGCCAAGGCCAACCCCGCGCTCGGCATCTTTCGCGATCGCGAAGACCTGGTCACCGCCGTGCACAAGGCGATGCGGATGCCGGGCGAAGAGCCCAAGGTCCGCAACCTGTTTCTGAATCAGCGGGTGTCGCCATCATCGCCGCTGATCGCGCGCGCCGAATGGTTCGCCTGCGCGGCGACCGAGCCTGTCGAGTTCATTGAGGGCGAGGAAGTCTATCTCGGGCTCGACCTGTCGAGCGTGCTCGACCTCACCGCGTTGGTGATGGGCTCGGTCGACGAGCCGATGCGGGTGCGGCCGTGGTTCTGGAAGCCGACCGAGCTGTTGCGCGAGCATAGCGATCGCGACTTCGGCGCGGGCAATCAGCGGTATGTGGAATGGCACCAGGCCGACTATCTCGAGGTGAGCCCGGGGAGAAGCATCGCCCCCGAAACCATCGCGCGGTTCGTGGCCGAGCTCACGAAGCGGTATCAGATCCGCGGTCTTGCCTATGATCGCTGGCGCATCGACGAACTGATGCGCGAGTTCGATCGGCTCGGACTGCAAACCTATAAGGATGGCGAGAAAGGCGACGGACTGCGCGTGGTCCCTTGGGGCCAAGGGTTTAAGGATATGGCGCCGGCCATTGATGCGCTCGAGCTGGCCATCACCGAGCGCTCGCTGCTGCATGGTAACAATCCGTTACTGAACTGGAATATTGGTAACGCGATCGCCACGACCGATCCGGCCGGAAATCGGAAACTCGACAAGGGCAAAGCCAGGTTTCGGATCGATGGCGCGGTGGCGCTGGCAATGCTGCTCGGGTTGCGCGCGCGCGACCGGCAAACCAACAAGCCGATCGATATCCAGGCTTTGATCGGGTAGACCAGAATATCAGTTGTTTTTCGCGTAGAGTCTGGCTGGCCGTTTGAGGCTCCCCCGTGTCCTCGCGGGCGTGGGTCGAGCTCCATGCGGCCAGGCCGGCGAGACGCCAATCTTGCCGGCCACTCCCGGTTAGGTCAGGGGGAAATTCAGCGGACCGGTATGATGATCGCCTTTGCCTTTTAGTGTTCCCCGATTATTGGTTGGAAATCGCCAGCATCGAACGATGGATGCAAGCCTTCTTGCCGTCAGCATCAAACCGGATGATGAACCAATCCGGACCCGGCATCGGCAGGCTTAAGCAGGTTCATGGCCAGCCTCAAAGCTGCGTGGCGGTAAAGCCGGCAACCACGGTGCCAAGAGTAAGGGCGGACAGGCTGTCAAAGCCAAGGCCGCCAAATACGCCGACCCAGAAAACTGCGCTCAGGGCGGCCAATGCGATGTTCAAGGTCAGTTTCATTTTCGGGTCTCCTCGCGGTGTTTGCCGGCGCCAACCGGCTTTCAATATCTGCAATGTATAGTATTCGTGGAAGCCGTCAACAGTATTCGCCAGTATTCGTTCGCTATTATTTAGACAAACGCAGTAAAAATAGAATAGGCAAGTAAAGCGGCGGCCGACTGAGGCGCTCATAGGGATGACCGAGAAGCCGAAGGACAAGGTCGAATCGCTGCCGCTTTCCGACGCGCAACAGATTGCCGGGCTGCGGGCGTCGGCGGCGCATCTTGCGCACGAGAACGCACAGCTAAAGCACGCCGTTAAAACGCATGAAGACAACCGTGCGCGCTATGAAACGAACATGCAGAGCCTGAAGGATCAGATCACCGATCTGCAGGCGCGGTTGATCAAATCGCAAGATTCCGTGAGCGAGCTTCAGGGCAAGTTGCTAGCCGTGCGCGCGGCCGCATCATGACTCTCAAAACCAAAGGAAACTGAACATGAAGAAGCTGTTGTTAGCGACGGCCCTGCTGTTGGTCTTGCCGATCAATGGCCATGCCGCCGTCATCGAGGACCTCGGCGTCAATCCAACGTCGGCCGCGGGTGCCTTCAGTCACGTGCCCGGTGCTGGGCCGTTTGATGATCAGCTCACGTTCCAACTGGTCGGCGGCCCGAAGTTCATCACGATCGCGTCCGTGACCAATACGTTTGCAGACCCCGTTGCGGACTTCATCGCAAACTTCACCGGGTCGGTGTTTAACAGCGTCGACGGCATCGTCGGCAACGGCAACGACGTTCGTGTGATCGGCCCCGCCAATGCGGTCGCGTGTCCGCTGACGCCCGACTGCCAAGGCTTTGCGGGATCGGCGCTGCTCAATCCTGGCAGCTATTACCTGGACATCAGCGGTAACGCTGGCACCACCGCCGGCTATGGTGGCAACCTGTCGGTCGCTGCAGTGCCTGTGCCTCTGGCTGGTGCGGGGTTGCCGGGGCTGCTTGCCGCGGCTCTCGCGCTGTTTGGTATCAACCGACGGCGGCGTGCTGGGTCGCTCGCATGATGCCAAAGGTCGTTTCCGACGCGCAACAAAGGAAGGAAAATACCCCATGCCGCTGACCATCGTTGACGGGCCGACCATTGCCGCCGGTGAGTCGCTCTCCGATGGCGCCGATTGCTCGGCTGGCACCATCGTGCGCATTACCGTGCCGCAGGAATTCACGCCGTCGAACCTCACCTTCCAAGTGTCGAGCGACGGCAACTTCTACAACGACCTGTTCACGTCGGATGGCGACGAGGTCACCATCGCGGCCAAGCCGAGCACCGGCATCGTGGTGCGTGAGGCGTGGACTAGGTCGATCGCCTTCATCAAGTTCAGGTCCGGCTCGCGCAGCCATCCAGTCGAGCAGAAGGAAAACTGCCGGTTCGCCATTGCGGTCGAGACCGCCGAGCCGGCGCCGCCCGCCGCCCGCACAGCCGAGCCGGCGCCGCCCGCCGCCCGCGCATCGTCTACGCCCGAGCCGCACCGCGGCGGGCCCGTCCCGCGTTGAGCCGGAGATTGCGTGGCCGTTGCCATGCTCCTATCGTGCGAACGTTCCTGTGGCTAAAGGGCCAAAATCGGAAGCCGCGCCGGGAGGCAAGACCCGGCCTAACTTGCAGCGGAAGAACTGCGCAAGCCTCTCGTCATCAGCGCCAGCAGCGCAGGCATCAAGTGTGAT